ACAGTTCATATCTCTGACAGTGGATCCTGCCGAGATCCCTAAGATCTGCGTTTGTACAGCACCTGATACCCCGACCGTACACAGGTCAGAGTTTGCTGTATTAATGTTAGGGGAGATTGCCGTAGGAGGCGCAGTGATGACTGTGTTAGTCGAGTCACTGGTTGTCGTTACGGTACTTGTTGTGGTATTCTCTGTGACAATGGGATCATTTGTCGTTTCAGTTGTTTCTTCTTGCGCATGTGCTGCTGTAGTCAAAAACAACATCATTAAAGCAGCAAACATTTTTTTGAACATAGTGTTTGCCTTGGGTTAGTGAATGTAAACTATTTATAAAAAATAGATTGACAAACAGAGAATAATAATATATAATACCCTTCTAACTTTTGAACAAGGAGTATATACATGGCAGTTAAAGGCACAAAGCAAGGACACTCTAATCCACATAGTCGCACTTCAATCGGGAAGTCTCCAAACTCACGTCCGAAGAATAAACAGAAGCGTCGTCAGTGGAAAGCATATAACAAACAAGGGAAATAGTCAATGCCTTCAATTATGGATAAACTGAAAAAGAATTCTAAACTGGATTCTGAAGTTATCACCAAATCAAAATACTACGGCAAAAAAGAGCAGTCTCCTACAGATGTGCCTATGCTGAACGTAGCATTGTCTGGTTCTGTGGATGGGGGACTTTCTCCCGGTGTCACGATTCTTGCTGGACCTTCTAAACATTTTAAAACCAGTTTCTCTCTCAAAATTGCTTCTTCTTATATGAAGCAGCATGAAGACGCAGTGATGCTGTTCTATGATTCTGAGTTTGGTTCTCCGCAGTCATACTTTGAGATGTTTGATATTGATATGGAACGTGTCCTGCACTGTCCGATTACCAATATTGAAGAGTTGAAGTTTGATTTGACTGCACAGCTTGAGAATATCGAGAAGGGCGATAAAGTTATTGTTGTGGTCGACTCTCTGGGCAACCTTGCTTCTAAGAAAGAAGTCGAAGATGCTCTGAACGAGAAAGCAGTAGCAGATATGACTCGTGCAAAGCAACTGAAGTCTGTCTTCCGTATTGTTACGCCGCATCTGAGTATGAAAGATATTCCTTTTATTGCAATCGCTCATACATATGATACGCAAGAAATGTTTTCAAAGAAAGTTGTTTCTGGTGGTACTGGTCTTTACTACTCTGCAGACGATATCTGGATTCTGGGTCGGCGGCAGAATAAAGAAGGAACGTCTATCGTCGGATATGACTTCGTAATTAACGTGGAGAAATCTAGATATGTCCGTGAAAAATCCATCATTCCTATCTCGGTTACTTGGGAAGGTGGCATCGATGTGGGTTCTGGTCTACTTGATGTGGCTCTGGCAGGACAGTTCGTTACTAAACCGTCTCAAGGATGGTATTCGAAGGTTGATCCGGAGACCGGAGAAGTCGAAGACAAAAAATATCGAGCAAAAGAGTTGACGAACGACTTCTGGGATAGTATACTTACATCTGATCAATTTAAAGAGTTTGTAGAAGATAACTTTAAGATTGGCGGTAGTTCTAACATTGAAGTGGTAAGTGCAGATGAGCTTGAATAGCGAATTAAAAGAGTTTGAAGATTGGCGTCTTGTAGGCGTCAATGGTGCCAGTGTTGGCGAAAAGATTGTAGATTGGGGTGTTCAACTGCTGCGTGATGATGAATATAAAGATGTCATCCTCGTCTTTGGTGAAGTCTCTTTTAGTGAAGAGGGTGAAGAAGATACAGCAGAAATGAGTTTTGAATATAATGTATTCTATTCCCCTAATAAGGATATTGTCTCAGGAACAGAAGAGTTGAATAAGATTGCCGGAGATGTTATGGTTGCGGCTTTAGAAAAGTCTATTGAAGAAGGAAAGGCAGTATTTAATGAGCGAGAACCTGAACAAGACCATCCTACGATCACTCTTGACGAATGAGGAGTATCTCAGGAAAGTTGTTCCTTTTCTAAAACCTAATTACTTTGAAGGTCCATTGAAACTGATCTTCAGACAGGTTGCATCATTTGTAGACAAGCACAACACACTGCCTACTCTGGAAGCATTCCGTATTGACTTAGAACAGAATGAGAAAATCTCAGATGATATGTTCACAGAAGTCTCTGCTATGCTTCCAGAGATATTCTCTCCTGTAGATATTGACCCAGACTTTCTCCTAGAGAAGACAGAGAACTGGTGTCAAGAACGAGCATTGCATATTGCTATCATGGAATCTATTAATATCCTTGATGGTAAGAATGAGAAGATGACCAAGAATGCTATTCCTGAGATTCTTTCAGAGGCATTGGGTGTTGCATTTGATACTAATATCGGACACGACTATATCGACAACGCAGAGGATCGTTATGACTTTTACAATCGTGTAGAAGAAAAACTGCCTTTTGACATTGAACTGATGAACAAGATCACCAAAGGTGGTCTGCCCGATAAAACTCTGAACATTGCACTGGCAGGTACAGGTGTTGGTAAGTCATTGTTCATGTGTCATGTCGGCGCAAATGCGATGCTACAGGGCAGGAATGTGCTTTATATTACTATGGAGATGGCAGAGGAGCGTATCGCTGAACGTATTGATGCTAACCTGCTGGATATTCCGATTGATCAGTTGGACAAACTTCCAAAGACTATGTTTACTGAGAAGGTGAATACCCTCGCTAAGAAAACAGTCGGTAAACTGATTGTGAAAGAGTATCCTACAGGTGCTGCTCATGTCGGGCACTTCCGTGCACTGATGAAAGAGTTGAAACTAAAACGATCTTTTGTTCCTGATATTGTATTCATTGACTATCTGAATATCTGTGCATCTTCTAGGATGAAGTCTATGGGCGGAGCAATCAACTCGTACACTTATATTAAAGCGATTGCAGAAGAGTTGCGTGGTCTTGCTGTAGAGTTTGCTGTACCTGTTGTCAGTGCTACTCAAACTACTCGGTCAGGTTATACTAACTCTGATCCGGGTCTTGAAGACACCTCTGAATCTTTTGGTCTCCCTGCTACCGCAGATTTGATGTTCGCTCTAGTATCGAATGAAGAACTAGAACAGTCTGGTCAGATTATGGTCAAACAACTCAAGAACCGTTATAATGACCCTAACAAAAATAAACGATTTGTCGTAGGTATAGATAGGTCAAAGATGAGACTTTATGACGTTGAAGCGACTGATCAAACTCTCGTCGATGATGGTGTGCCTGTATTCGACAAAACTCCCTCTGGTGATAAATTTAAGGACTTTAAGATATGAACCAAACCGTGCTTCCTGTTGCTATTACATCTTCCATGATCAATGCGTATCAAGATGGAACAGGCAAGAAAATGTCTGCTGAAGATATTATTGCATACTGCGCAAGAGTTTCTAATCCATCCAATCAAGGCAATACAGAGACTAATGCTAAACTGTTGAAATACCTAATTGATCACAAGCATTGGTCTCCGTTTGAGATGGTTGATATGGTTCTTGAAATTAATACAACAAGAGATATTGCTCGGCAGATTCTTCGTCACCGTTCGTTTTCATTTCAAGAGTTTAGTCAACGGTATGCAGACCCGACTAAAGACCTTGCTGTTTATATGCGTGAGGCAAGACTGCAGGATACTAAGAACCGTCAAAACTCTATTGAAACTGATGATGTTCAACTTCAGGCATGGTGGGATGCGCAACAGAAATTTATGGTTACGCATGCAGACCGTATTTACAAAGAAGCAATTGAAAAAGGTATTGCTAAGGAGCAGGCACGTGCTGTACTGCCAGAGGGCAATATGCAGTCTCGTATGTATATGAAAGGTAATGTCCGTTCCTGGATTCACTATTGTGAACTGCGTTGTGGTAATGGCACACAGAAAGAGCATCGTGAGGTTGCTTACAAGTGTGCAACTATTTTGAAAGATCATCTACCATTCTTGAAGAACTGGTATAAGGAGTTACCTAGTGCCTAAAATATTAATTTCAGAATATTGGATTCAGGATAATGGTGGAATCGTTCGAGTATACAAGAACGGTTCTGCCTATGAATTGATTGCAGAGGATGAAGACGGAACTGTCTTTCTTGAGTCTAAAAATATTCGAACATTAAACTCAGCAGAAAATCGAGCAGAAGAAATTGCTCTCTTGGTATAATGGATAGAAAAGAAGCTGCACGTTTGTTCTGGTCAGTCAAAGGGTATTTGTTGCCCGATGACTGGTCAGATGAAGATGTTGAGGGTATGGTACGCAGTTATACGAAAAGAGTCTGGCATAATCATGAAGCCAATGATGTAGGGTTTGAAGAAGCATGGGCGGAGAAATATAAAATTAAAAACGATAGTTGAAAAAATATGAAAAGGAGGGTTGACATTGCCCTCCTTTTTTATTATATTCTATATGTAAGTTGATGAAGGGACGGATGATGACTCCAGGAGTGTTTAAAAATCGCTATATGAAGAGTAATCTCTTTAAAAAAGAAATTTCTAAAGAAAATTTGGAACCATTAGAAGTTCTTTCTAAAACTTTGGTAGAATTTGACGAGTTTTCTACTGATACTAAAAAGATGTTAAATTATTGTCTACTAAAACTTCCTGCAAGGGTAGAACGCACTATTCGTCTTAGATTTTTTTATGGTATGACTCATTTTGAGATCGGAGTTAAGTTAGGCGTAACCTCCAAACGTATTTGGCAACTGGAAAAGAAAGGTCTACGATTAATGTCAGAAACTTTACAAAAACAATTTAATGTCGTGAAAAGTAATATCTAAAACTTTACACGATAGTTGAAAAAAAGGGTTGACTTCTTATCAGTTGACCCCTATATTAAGTATGTAAGTTGATGAAAGAGAGTTTGCTATGTCTAAGATGAAGTTTCGGTTTGCTGTTAAAAATGCTGTTCACGTTGAAGACTCTATGAACCTGCGCACTATGTGCATTGATTGGGAAGACGTTGCCCGTGAAGTTAAGCACTACAATAACTACGGTATTGACTATGTGATTGAGGAATATATGGATGGTCCTTTCTGGACCAAAGAGTCTTGGGAACAATTGGGGCGTGGAGAATAATATTATGACGCACTATATCGTTGAACACTACCTTTCTCACAATGACAAGTGGCTTGAGGTGAAAACTCTTTCCACTTTATCTGAAGCAGAAGAGTATCTGATTGACCACTTCGACAAAACTGCTGAAGCATTGGATGAATCTGATGCTGGTGATATGTCTGTTGAAATTCTGATAAAGTCTTTGAAAAAGAACTATCGAATCACAGAAATGGAGGTTGCTTGATGGAAGAACAAAAAGACAAGCATCCTTGGGTGCCTAAGACTATGCTACTGTTCTGTATGGCAGTAGCACTTGGTTTCATTATTGTAGGAGCAAATCTATGAGTGATTTTAAGTTTATGAAAGATGATCTGACTAATCGCATTTGCGAGTTTGGGTCTAAGCATTTTGGTGTAACCATTGATGTTGATTATGATCAGGTTACTGTTGAAAACATCGCCTGTGATGATACTCTCTTTGAAGCAGCAACTCGTTTGTTCTGGGATCATTACTTTGATAGTGAGGTAGAACTATGAGTAATCAACGACCAGGAAAGACTCATGCTGCTGCAACGAATGATCGTAGCGGCATGGGCAATCTACAATTTTTCAAATCAGCCGCTGAAGCTCTGACTGAAGCGGGATATGAAGACGAAGCATTTTATTTTGAACAGGTAGTGGATCATCTGCGCAGTGGTGGTTCTCTTCCTAAAGACAAGCGAGGGGCCGAAAAGGTTCTCGGATTGTAAAAAACTGCGCTTACTCCTTTTGACTGTGAATAAACTCTTGGGGGCGCTTCGCCCCCATTCTTTTTTGTATAAATATATCCGTATATACAAAAATTATATCTGATGGGGCAAAATGGCGTTTTCAAGATACTTCGATAATTCGCAGTTTGGTGGCACCTTTAACACTAAAGGTAAATTTGCTTCTACAGGCGATCCTGTTCATTATGACTATCATGTCCCAATTAAATTCGAAGAGAAGACTGATATT